AGACTTGTTGAGGATTAGCAGCAATGCTTTCTTGCAAGAACTCTATTGCTACTTCTTTCTGCACTGCAAAGCTTGGTCCAGTACTAATCTCAATATCATAGTCACCTTTTTCAACCTGATTCTCAACAGAGCCATCAGGATTTTGTTTATTCAATATAATTGGCTGTGTTTTACCATCCTTTTTAACTACATCCATATGCCTTTCTTCTTCACCAATAATATAAGGCAATAAATCTAAAACAACTCTACCGCTTTGAGCAATGGCCTGTGAGAGATTATCAAATTGAACATAGCACGCCATAGAACCTTCAATTTTTCTTTCTCTACGAGCTTTACCGGAGATATCACGACCTTGTATTTCTTGAGCTTCATTGAAACCCATAATCTCTCTTAAGTCTTGGGAAGCACTTTGATATTCAGATAATAATTCTGGGGATAACTGCCATGGTGGACTCTTAATTGGCATCTGTCCTGTCTTTGGATCGGGTTTAGCAATTAAAGCTCCTAATTGAGTTTCAGGATTACGCCATTGTTGCTCTTCTCCTATTATATTATCTGGAGTAGCAAGCCATTGTTCACGCCTTCTATTCTTAATTTCAGTGGCACGTTCGGATAAAATAAAGTTCATGTATTTCTGAATATCACGCACTTCATGCACATAGCTTTTGGTGTATTGTTTACCTTCAATATAATCTGAATTACCATCAACAAATATGATTGGTAAGTATTTAGATGGCCAATAAGTAAAATCAATAATCTGATTCTTTATCATATGATATCTCATAATACGATAATCTTGAGATATTCTATCTTCCACAATTCGAGGATTTAGAGATAATATAATTTCTTTTGCCGGACTTTCTTCAGTAGTTAATTCTTTTCTTAATTTAATATATTTTTGATAATCATCCCATTCTTCTTCCGTTACGCTATCAGTTATGCGTCCGTTTATTTCTATCTTTTTATCTAACTTTAACATTCTTAAGGAATACCAATCTTTCATGAAATAATCACAAATAGTGACCGTATCACGTGATTCATACTGGGTATCTGTAAAACCAGCCGCAACACCGAAAGATTGAGGATTAAGAATGTAAGGGTAAGTAGCTGAGAACTCATCTCTGCTCATCACATATTGGTAAGCACAGAAATCACCATCGCCTTTATGTGGCTCCATAGCCGCAGGGTCCCAAGAAGCACGTAAAGGGTCTAAGAGCATTTTATATTTTATTATTTTATTAAAGCTACGAGGAGTTTCATAATCAATGTCTACTTGAAAACAACCCCATCCCATTAACAATGCCATTCTAAATGCATGCTGATATATTAGATCATTTTGTGACTTATAAGAGATAGAACGAACTAAATCTTGACGCAAATTAATCATATCTTGGGAAGCTTTACCATTAATCGATCTAACCATTAAATCAGGTTTATTTTTTCTTTGTTCTCCACATATTTTATTTACAGTATCGATAATCTTATTAGCAGTGAAGCAAACTTTAAACAATCTTGTAAATTCTGTTCTTTCAACTGAGGTCCACTGGTCTTTAGTAGCGAACTTCATGTCATCCTTGCCCATGGTTTTATTTTCATTAAAGAAAGCTTCCCATGACCCCATGTTTTTATCAGCCTTGGATAAGATATATTCCTCATCAACGCCAGCCTCGTTTAAACTAGCAATGCGCTTATCTTCCATTTCATTGATTTCGTCTGGTGTTAAACCATTTACATCTAACTTATCCATATATAGGGCCTTTTAACTATAATTAAGTCTCAGAAACCACCTTAAATTTATATACCATATCACATAGATGAACAATTAATGCACTAAGTGCAGCTTGAGCATCTGTCTTGTGTAACAATTTATCATATTCTACTCTGTCACTCGAAGTTGTACCATCTTTCTTCATGGTCATTTGAAGCATGGTCTTTCCAGTGCGAGTATCAATAAAGGTATTAGTGCTAATTTCTATCATATAGTTTCCTTTTGATTATCTAATTTCTTTAATATTTCTTCAAAAATAGGATCAATAAGTTTAGTGAAGGGCAACGTAAGATTATTCCATCTTTCTTCAACTTCTTTAGCTGTAATTTCTTCATTTTCCATGCATTTTCCTTAAAGTTTTGGCCAAAACTGCACGCTTACGCATGATTGGATTCTTAGAATGTTCAGCCTTAACTAATTTCTTTTCAGGAATCTTTTCACCTTTCTTAACATGCAAAGATTTACGTAATGCACCTGGCTTCTTAATCGCTTTCTGAATCCATTTCTTTTCCATAATTAATTGCTCCATTGTAAACATTAGATAAATCAAATTTTATTAAATTGCTTTTAACAAAAAAGTAATCATCAATAACATCATGATCCAATCTTTTATTGTAGTCGTTATTCATTCAAATCACCTTAACAGGACTAAACCTAGGATTAAAAACTTCAGTGTAAGATATTCTACCAGTAATCTTGTGTTTATTAATATTTCCGTCTAAATACTTCCATGTTGATATATCTGCCTCAGAATATCTGTACAAAGGTTTAGGCATTTTAAATCCATTGGTGTCTAAAAATACACGTAGGTTCTCCAAATCCTTTTTGGGGGATTTGGAGTTTTCGTAATTATTTTTCAATTGTTTGTAGACAATCAAATTCATTTAAAGACTCCTTAATACTGGGTTATACATATTTTGGTGTTTCTTGTTTGAATCATTAGCCACCTTATCAGATGCAAACTCTAATGCTATGTATTGCAAAGCATCATGAGGATGAGATGACATGTTTTTATCAGGAACATCCTTGTATCGTTCTTCTCCTGAAACCGCTAATCGTTTATAAACATAATCCTTTGCAAACCCTCGTCGCAATGTTGGACATCCTTTACGGCTGATAAGGAAACATGGTTTCCCATCAGACATCCTATTAAGAAAGAACCTAACGGCAGCAATACGCGTTTGAATGTCATTGGTAATAGCTCCTATTGTTGGTATCCCTAATGAATTTAGCTCACCAATAAAGCTAAACTCTGCCACTATCTGATCTCTTTGAACTCCTGTAGGGTCTGCTCTAGACAATCCTAAACATGACTTCTGAGACGTAATAATTGGATTATAAGGGAAATCCTGTTGAATAAAAGGAATTACCATGTTCTCTGCAAAAGTACGACAACCAATGTCCACACCCGTATATTCTTTGAGAACTAACAACTGTCCACGAGGACTGACTTGAACAACAACACACGCTGGATTTAATCCACCATCCCACCCTAAATGTAATGGAGCACCTTGTATGGGCTCAATGATATCTCTGCTATGCAAATCATCGTTATATTCTGGATATACTTTTTTACCTAAGCCAACAATACCGTATTGACCTAAACAATAAACTTTAATGAACTCTTCACTTTGTCCACTAGCTAAACGACTGTAATAATCAGGAGCTAAATTCTTTCGATTATCTGCTTCTGGATTATCAACCCAATTGTCATTCTCATCTTTAATTAAACCTGGAGGCTGTTTAAGTATCTTATAGCCATCAATCTTTTCCATCTCAAACTGTTTGTATATCCAATGGTCCTCATCAGGCGGGTTAGTATCACACAGAACTCCTGACCAATATGTTTGAGGACAGAACATTTTATTTGGATAACGACCATTCATACGGCCTTTCAAATGGGATATAACACCTTGTGGTAATTCTGATAACTCATTGCAATATGCAAATGTTAATTCTAATGACTTAAGCTTACGTAGGTCAGCTTCTCTATCTAAAGCCAAGAATATAAGCTCTAGTTCAACTATTCCTTTACCATCATTGAATGAGTGCTGGTAAGTTAATATAGGCTTCTGACGCTTATAAATGTCTCCTAGCTCACCAAACCAAGATATCCAGCTAGGTAATGTTGTTGAATATAACTCAGGGGAGGTATTACGAATGATAGCTGCTCTTGCTCTACGTCTACCATTACTCCATGCTGGCATATTACATGTTTCTTTAACTATCTTTTGTAGAACCATGGTTGTCTTACCACTACCATATGGTCCCATGACTAACTGAACAAATCCTTTGTCATCAATGAATGTTTCACCAGTAGGAGAAGGAATATAAACCTTATTCCTCTGTCTACCATTCTCGTCAGTAGCATATATCTCAGTCCTATCAGGATAGAACCAAATATGTCTATGTAGTTTCTTTTGGGTTGATTGCTCGATTCTAGCAATGCGCTGGCTTAAGCTGCTTGTCATTCTTTGTGCCTTTAAATGATTTAACAACTTCTAGGGTGGTATATCTCTTATGGCAATAAGAACACTCTCTCCTTCGTATTGTCGCCATTTGACTACCAACTTCTCGATTGTAAATAACACTTGATTCGTGACACTTACAATAGGGACAAATCATACTATTACGCATCCTTTGTTTTTTCGTGGTTTGTACTCTTCAATATTTACGTATTTTACTTCTGGTCCTTTTTTTTCTTTTCTAACTAAATATCTCTTATCTTTATTTTTCGGTCTCGTCACATAGTTTTTCTTCTTGATCACTACCGTCGGCATTTGCACCATCCTTTAATCTTTCTAAGTTCTCAACTCGCTCATTTAACTCTATTTCGGCAATTTTTGGACTGAAGTATTTCCAAAACACTCTTTCCAATATCCACTGAGCTCCTTTGTGTCCGTTTTCGTTATCTTCCACTTTTTCTATGTTATATCCAATTCGATGTGCCTCGATCTGCGCTAGTCGTACAACAAAGTCTGCATGGGGTGTTTTTTTGAATTCAAATAAATCTTTTTCGCCTTGAGCTTTCCACAAATAAAAATTTCTTTCACTAACCCCAGAACTAATGCATGCAATTTTGTAAGGAATGTATTTAGATATTTTCTGTAATATTTGATCTATTACTTCTGGTTTGAATTTTATCTGATGTGGTCCAGCAGGCATTTGGTTCATTCCTTTAAAATTTGTGTAATTATATATCTTTTTGAATTATTTGTAAATATTTATTAAAAATACTATTTACAATTATTTCATTTTGAAATAAACTCTATTTCGTTCATTGGTTAAGCATCGAATTTTAACCCACACCAGGAGAATGGTAATGGAAGTTAACAAAGTAGTAGATGTAATGCACTTAGCGGTAGATGTAACAATGAAATTATTATTAGTTTTAGGAATAATATTCGTGGCTGCATATGCTATTAATGTTTCACATAAGTCTATGTTAGCGGTTCAGGAAATGACTAACAAAATTGATATGATGTTTATTAAAAGTTAAGGAGAACTAGCCATGAATTTAGAGATAATGTACGGTGAAACTTCTAAAAAAGATAAAGTAATAAGCGTTCATTTGCGTAACAAAAATAATTCTATTTGCGCATTAATAAATGC